GGGCCACGGGTATTATTTTACGGGCGTGGAAAAATGGTTCATGCCGCTAATTCTCACGGTACCGCGCGAATATCCTAACCGGATTTATTTTCGCGTACCGGAAAACGGCGCTAAGTCCATTAACAAAACTTTCCAATTTTGGGACGGTATCAGGGGCAACGATACGGGAATCCCATATAATCCTGGGTGGCGTGTAGCTGAAAACGGGTCCGTCATTTCGGGTAATATTTCTTTCCCGGTTTAGCGGTTTTATGGCCCTTGACCTGCACTTTTGCGGGCGGGGCCAGCCGGGGGGTTGACAACCGGCGAGTGAGATAGTTTAATCAGTGTTATGCGGAATGACTTAATCGGCATACGAGAGGCCGCCAAAATCCTAGAGATTCCGCGGTCCACCTTTTCCCGGTATGTAGCAAATGGGCGCGTGAAGCCATACGCGAAATTGCCGGGGCGGACGAGAGTTTACATTTTCGAGCTGGAGCAGATAGAGAGGCTAAAAGCAAATGGCAACCTACTATCAAACAATGAGTGAATTTACTCACTATGAGGTTGAATGCGCGCTAGGCGCGGCGGCGGCGGAATTCGATGTAGACGCGATTGCGGCCCGCGTAGTGATCTACACGCCGGGTAAGGGATACCACCACAAATACCCCGAACTGGAGATGACCGATCAGGAGCGCGACGAGTTGAACGCCATCTATGCAGAGAACGATAAGGGGACCGGCAATGAGTAATCACCCGTCTACGCGCCCGGCCGTATCGGTGACGGAGCTGCAAAACCTGGTTGCAGAGTGGGACAGCCGGGCTAAGGTCGCCACGGTGGACCAGCGGGCCATTTGGGACCGCGCCTGCCACGGCCTAGAAAGGGCCATTAGCTCGGCTAGGCAGCGCCATATTAAGGCTAAGGCCGCCGCCGCTATCCCTAGCTCGGAGAGAGTGACGCGCCGCGCCGCGGCCCGTGAATTGCACCTCATGGCTAAGAACCTACTTTTGGAGGCGGAAGCCCTGGAGAGCTGGGCGGATAAGCGCAAGGGCGAAATGCCGGTAGAGGCTGAACGCAGTAGGCTAGCCGCTGAAAAAGCACGCGAAAAGAGCAAGTGGTTTGCATACACCGTGGACAGTCTGATAGATTCATGGCAGCTCCGAGAGAGCGAGATTAGCTAGCCACGGTCTAGCTAATCGCCACGCGCCCCGCCTTTCTAAGGCGGGGGCGGGGCGCGGTTTCTGTACTGATACCGCTACACGAAATCACGAATACACCCTAACTAGTGTTCATCGCCAGGGTTCCCAACTGGGATTTCGTGTAGTGCTACCGCTACAGAAAGCGGGAGTTTCTGGACCTCACCAAAACCGGCGGGGGCGACTATGAACCGGCCTTAGCAGTTCATACGCCCGTGTTAGCGGGTTAGAGCCGTATTGCCGCCCCGTGTACCCTACCAGACTAAGGCCACGGTTTAGACCGGGTAGAGAACGACCGCACGGAGCGCATAACCCGCGCGTCTAAATAAAAGGTAGACCCCGCGCGCCCCTGGCTAAAGGAAGCTTTAGCGGAGTTATGCACATATGCCGGTCCTAGCTCATGCGAGTAATACCCGTAGAGCCGCTGAAATCCTATACCTTTCCCTTTCCTATACGAATCAGAAAGGTGCGTTTAGTGCCAAAAATAAGCGGACACTAGGCGCACCCCTGCCCTTAGCCGCTTAGCCTGCCGAATAGCTACAAAAGGTTGACGTTTTGCTAGGGTGTACCGCATGGCGAATGACCCCTTTAGCAATAATCGAACACAAGATAACGACATTGCTAGACACTGGAGAGACCGCGCGAAATGCTTAGGCACTGATACTGATAGGTTCGAGGCCCCGCCGAATTCGACCATTATCAACAAGATCAAAAAGAGCCACGAAAACTTAATGGAAATGTACAGGGGCTATATGAATCTTTGCTTCGGTTGCCCGGTAATGAGAGAGTGCGCGCGCGACGCTATAGACAGTGAGGACACATCATTTGTGCGCGGCGGCGTTCCCCTATCGTGGTTCGGTATCCACTGGCATATTCAGCGCAACGCGCTACAAATTGTCGCCGCGGGCGGCGATGAATCCGCCGCCCTATCTGTAATCAGTCAATGCTACAGCCAGGACCCGCCGCGGCCGCTACACGGGCCGGAGGGCCACGGGGGCTACGGTCGGGGGCCGGGTAGGGTCCCCGGTAGGGTAGGGGGTGCCTAGTGGGGTCCTGGGGCGGTAGAGAGGCTACTAGGCTCACTAGAGCCACACTGGAGCGATACGGCGATACGTGCCACTTATGCGGGCGGGCTGGAGCTACTACAGCCGATCACTTATTGCCACGGTCTAAGGGCGGCGATAACTCACTAGAGAACTTGAGGCCCGCTCATGGTCAGTGCAATTCGAGGCGCGGTAATATGTCTATCGTTGAGTACAATAAGCGCTACGGAAGAATGACGCGCCGCGCGCGGCCGTCTCGGAGTTGGTGACGCGGAAAGCTCGGAACGGTGGACCCCGGCCCGAATTTTTTAAAAAGAGAGGCTCCAGGCAGTCCCGCGCCCCCGCTATCTTCCCCCCCCGGCGGAACCTACCGGGGGTCCGGTCCCCTGGGGGGCACCCCCCCCTAAATTTTTGGAGCTAATGAAAAATGTCAGATTTCCTTTTTGACGTGACGCGCGATAATAACGGGCGGCATTCCCAAATGCTAGAAACCGCTATTGCGGCGGCTAAAGAGGCCGGGCGGCTAGAGGCCGTAGATGAAGCATTGCTTTCTATTGCTCGGGCTAATGCGGCGGCGCTGGATTCCGCAGAAAGTAGCGCGAAACCCTATTACCCAATTGCGCAGCTAACCGGCCCCTATCGTGAGGTGCTAGAATCTTTGCGAATGACCCCCGCGGATAGAGAAGCAGAAGCAAATGACCAACTTAGTGAAGCCCTTAGGGAGCTTAGTAGCGCCTCGACACGCGACTAGCCGTCCTACCGGCCCTACGTGGGGTCCTGCTATTTGCAAGGTGATGGAAATGCTAGGCACTAAGCCTATGCCGTGGCAGGAATACGCGGCGGACGTAATCGGAGAGCTAGGACCGGACGGTCTACCCCGCTGGCCACTCGTGGTTATTAGTGTTCCGCGGCAGTCTGGGAAAACCACATTGTGTCTGGCCGCGTGTATTCAGCGCATGATGACTGGAAAGGGCCGCCGCGTATGGTCCACCGCACAAACAGGCCAAAAAGCGCGCAACAAGTGGCTTGAACAAGTGGAAATCATGGAGCGAGAAACGTTTCCGTTAAGGCCGCTTTTTTCTAGCCGTAAAAGCCAGGGTAACGAGGAATTGACTATTCCCCGGCTAGGGTCCAAATTCAGCCCTCACCCACCCACAGAGGATTCCCTACACGGTGAACAGTCCGATCTGAATTTTATTGATGAGGGGTGGGTTTTCGATGAGGCGGAGGCCGCCGCGCTTATGCAAGCTATCGTGCCTACGCAGACTACGCGGCCCGGTGCACAAACTATCGTAGTTTCAACTATGGGGACCGCCGCGTCTACTTGGTTTCATGGGCTAGTAGATAAGGCGAAATTGCCGGGTGCTAATATTGCTCTCATTGATTATGGGATTAGCCCGGACGCGGACCCTACAAATTTGGACGTTATCGCGGAATCTCACCCCGCTTTTGGGCATACCGTTTCTAAGGAATCCCTTTCTAGGGCTTTCGATCAGTTAGCCCCGGCGGAATTCGCGCGCGCGTATGGCAATTTGCGGACGGCTAGTCGGGAAAGGTTTATTCCGCTGGAGTCCTGGGAATCCGCTAAAACGGATACGCCTATCCCGGTAGACGCGCCGGTCTCATTCGGGGCGGCGATTGATTTTGAGCGGACAGAAACCGCTATCGCCGCCGCCGCGGTAGTAGACGGAGTGCCACTAGTAGAAATCATTGACGTGAGGCCGGGTACGAATTGGGCGGCTGAACGGCTAATGCAGCTCTCGGACCGCCACGGCGGCGCGGTATGGGTGGACCCTATCGGTCCTAGTAGCACACTCGCAGACCAGATGAACTTAGCCGGGGCTAACCTGCCGGCGGTAAAGGCTAGAGACTTGACCGGTGCGTGTGTGGATTTCATGGACCGCGTGAAAAACACCGACGAAAACGGCATAGCCGCGCCGAATATTGGCATACGTCAAGACGGTTCACTTGACTACGCGGCCGAAATCGTGACGCAACGCCGTGTAGGCGAATCATGGGCCTGGAGCCGCCGCGGGTCTAGCGGTTCAATTGCAGCACTAGAGGCCGCTACACTGGCAGTACACGGGGCGCTACATAAACCCGCGCCCGCCGCCGCGCCGCTAATCCGATGAAAGGTGACCATATGCCGAAAACCGCCGCCCCCGCCGGTTATCTAGATATTTCTGATTGCTCAATACTCGCAGTGTGTACGAAATGCGCCGCGCGCTCTCATGTCACTACCCGCGCCGCCGGGTGGACTTGGCTAGCGGTCCATCTCAAAAGCTCTCATGGCGATATTCATGCAGTGAAGCGGGCGCGGAATGCGGCCCGCGCGGCCCGATTTCGGGCGGCCCGTAAAGGGGCGTAACGCGGCCCCCCTATAGTGTCCACTATGGGAATTTTTGAAAAGTTCAGGGACTGGATTATCCCCGGCGCTAGCGGCTATACCGCTATCGCTAGCCCGTGGAGTCCCTACCCTAGTCACCTAGCCGAAATCGCTATTCCGGATATCATTGGCGCGGCCCCGGCGGGCCGGTTGACTCGGGAATCTGCCTCACGAATTCCAGCGCTACAGCGCGCCCGCGGTCTAATCGCTACCACTATCGCGCGTCTACCTATCGTGGCCGTAGACGATAGCGGCGAGGAATCCCCGGCCCCGGCGTGGCTATCTAGCACTAGCGGCCCGGTTAGCCCTTTCCACCGTATGCTATGGACCGCTGATGATCTGTTTTTCTATGGCCTATCGCTATGGGCGGTGGACCGCGATAGCTCGGGTGCAGTCATTTCCGCCGCGCGGATTCCGTATGAACAGTGGCGCGTGTCAGACGATAACGCCATTCTGGTAGACGATAAGCCCGTTAATTCAGATGAAGTTATCCTGATTCCTGGAGTCACAGAGGGTATTCTGATTCATGGCGCGGATTCCCTAACGCAAGCAGTGAAGTTGTCGGCGGCGGCTAGCCGCGCCGCGGATAACCCCGCAGCACAGGTAGAGCTACACCAAACTAACGAAGCACCTATGACGAATGAGGAAATCGACGCGCTTATTAGTCGGTGGACTAAGGCCCGCCGCGGCGAAAATGGCGGCGTGGCCTATACGTCTAGCGGTATTGAGGTGAAAGAGCACGGGGCGTCTAATGAGCATTTGCTTTTGGAGGGCCGTAACGCCGCGGCGGTGGATATCGCTAGACACGCCGGTATCCCAGCAACGATGATTGACGCAACACTAAGCGGGTCTAGCATTAGCTACCAGAATACGGCCGCGCGAATGTCTGAACTAGTCACTTTTGGCCTTTCCCCGATTATGGCCGCGATTTCGTCGCGACTATCGCTAGATGACGTAACGCCGCCGGGCGTGAATCTTGAATTCGATACCACAGCAATGCTTAAACGACTCGCGGACCTTTCAGGGCAGAATGAGACCGATAGCGGGCTAGAATCACTGGAGCCTAAAGAAGAGGTAGAAGAATGACACCAAAAATTATTGACTGGCACCAAAAATTCCATTTCGGAGGGCCGCGTAAAAGCAAGATTCAGGCCGTATTCATTCACACAACAGAAAACGATATTGGCACCCCGGCCGAAAACGTAGCTAACTACCAGATCAGTACTCAAACGGGTAGCTATCATTGCCTAGTAGATACCCAAAAATTGCTGATTGAAAACACCGACGACTGGATTACATGGTCCACTGGCAATTTGGGTAATGATGTTGGTCTGCACATTTCCTTTGTTGCACGGGCCGCGATGACTAGGCAACAGTGGCTAAATAACCGCGCAATGCTTTCTATCGGAGCCTGGAAAGTAGCGCGGTGGTGCCGTGCGTATGGTATCCCCGCAAAGTTCGTTACCGGACCGGAACTAGCCCGCGGCGTGAAGGGCGTTTCTACGCACTTTGAAGCCCGTATCTGGGGAAACACGGACCATACGGACCCCGGCCCAAATTTCCCTATGCAAGAATTTCTAGAAATGGTGCGTACCCACATGACAGGAAAGGCACCGACAGGAGGTAACGAAATGACCGCTTTCCATGAAATCAATAAGCGCTTTAAATCCCGCGTTCCAGGTTCAAATGTTGAAATGCGCCCTATTGATGCGCTTATGAATATTGACCGGCATTCCTGGGAAACTCGGCAGGAGGTTCGCGAATTGTCTAATGCTATTCGCAAGATTTCGGAACGCCTGGACAATATCGGAGGAAAGAAGTAATGGGCGAATCATTGCTTTTGTGGGTAATTCTCATGGGCATTTCTACCGCTCTCGGAGTGATTGTAGGTGCAGTGGTGGCAGTAGCTTTTTTAGCTCGGGCTATCCCGATGACGATTAAAAAGGAGTAAATGATTAATGGCGGGCGATAAAAAAGCTACGCAAGTACAGGAACCCCGCCGCGCAACGATTAGAACTGTAGTTGTAGCTATCCTGGCGTTAATCCCAATTTTGCCGGAAATAGCGCGGGCCGCCGGGGTGGAAAATATACCTTTGGTAGCTGCATTCCTGGGATTCATAGCAGCAGTACAGCGCGTGCTAGTGCTGGAATCCGTTGAAAAGTGGTTGAATACTTATATCCCGTGGCTAGCCGCGGACTATAAAGCGCCTAAGCACAGATTGAGAAAGGACACGCCGAAAAATGACTATGCACCTAATCGCGTCGCTAGAGCCGCCGGAGAAGTCGGAGAATTCCCGGACCATTAAGGGACTAGTGGTTCCTTGGGAGGAAATCGGGTACACATCGGCGGCCCGCCTTAAGGTGAAAAAGGATTCAATCACTATCCCTAGTGACTTGAAGCGCGTAAAGCTTTTGCGCGATCATTCTAATGTTGACGGTTTCGCGCCGGTTGGATACGCCACGGCGGCCCGGTCTACAGATAAGGGTCTTGAAATGACGTTTAAGATCGGAGAGACAGCGGACGGCGATAAGGCGCTAGTGGACGTGCAGGAGGGGATTAGGGACGCGCTTAGCGTGGAGCTAATCGAAACTCGGACCGCTGGAGGGACCCTAACCGCGGGCACCCTTACCGCGGTAGCGCTGGTTCCTATCCCGGCTTTCAGTGAGGCCCGCGTTAGCGAAATTTACGCGGCGCTTTCTGATCTTGGCGATGATGTAACGCCTATTGCTGATAATGGGATTTAC